TCCGTTTGATAAGCTCACAGTACGCACCAGTAACTGGCGTGTATTTATCTATGAGACTGTACCCCTCCACGCGATCCATGGCGGCATCAGCTAGAGGTACATTTAGATTGCGGCTGGTGAAGTGGAGCTTCCTCCACGTCCGCAACGGGTCCTGGAAGGAACACGGGCTCGTGTATGGCCGGTAGAAGACACGTGAAAGAAAAGTCAAACCCTCATCCTCCTTGTACTCACTAATCTTCAAATGCATACCGGCCTTTTCTACGGCCCAGTTCCAGGTACCCCGATAGATGCTATCAAATAGGCTGTCGTCCCCAAAGGCTAAACCCACTCGCGCTAACGCGTTCGTGCCACTGATATGCGGTTGCAACCTGCGGACCGCACAAAACATGAGGAAAGCGTTGATCATAGTGTTACCATCACAGGTCGTTGGTGAGCCACTCTTGATGCCGGGCCCGGCCTCATACCTCAGCCCGAAACGCTTCATACGTGCACCACAGTTAACCAACATCTTGGTGTAACTCAACAGCTGGGCATGCTCGCCCGCGCCGTAAAACCGCAGATAAGCCGCTGTCACGATCTGGTTCTGCAACCAGGCCGAGACCGTTCCATCAAAAGAGGCGTAGTCGCCCTCAATTGGGTTACCTTCCAACTGGCCGACATACTCATTAAGGCGGTTGGCTATGTCAACTGGCTGCAAACCAGGACAAAACCATGTATGCCGATGGAGCACTTCATCGCGAAACTTCAAAGTGAAGCGCGAAAAGCCGACCAGGAAGCGCGCGTCCGGAAAAGATGATATGATCCTTGGATCCTTCATCGTCGCCTCATTCTTGATGAACGCCTCTATAAGAGGCCGCGGATCCGCATCCATTGAGCCCATGATTTCCTTTATGGCCAACTGCTGAGTTGGCTTGCGCAACATTTCGATGGTGTCTTCCCAAGAATATGGGTCCTGATCGCAATCGATACCATCGAACAACGCTTCAACGAATTCGGTCGCGTAGCGAGGAAACGGCTCTTTAGGCTCAATACCATTAATGTTTTCGGAGATGCGGAACGCAATGGCCGCCTCAGCGGCTTCGAAGCGCTTTATCTGCGGAACGAGTGCAGTATCCTCAATCAGTCCAGGCGAAATGTTTCGCCAACTAACCTTTGGGTCCGTGTAGGGTAGGCAGCCTGCCGGATAATGGAGATCTGGTGACACCGCTACGGCTGCCGCTCCGAGGTGAAGAGATCCGTCTTCAACGGCCTCGGTGTTGTTGTAATGTTGGACCATCAGCATGATGTCTTGTCGATCGATTCCCAATTGGTGCATTCTTGTCGCAATGGTGGTGGCAGACACGGCGCCCATCAGTGATTGGTAGAGATCATGCGGCATTGAGAACGCAGCACTCTGACCATTTCTAGCGATACTGATTGTGGGCTTTTTACCGTCCGCATAATGCCTTACAACACTATTCCACCCAGGCCTTGACGCGACGCCATAAGTGCTGCGTAGCATGCCCGTATGGTGCATAAGACGCGGTAACCAGCTACAATAGGAGAACGAATAACTCGGCAGCAACCAGACAAAAGCCCGGTGCTCTGCCTCGTAAGGCCTAACCGCACATACCTTATACACGACCTTACGACGGTAGCCAACGAACCTGAGGGCTCGTGAGAGGCCATCCATGCAGTCAAATTCGCGAAACTCCCCGCCGGAACACCACGACCACACTGGGTTAATCCAAGAACCACCCCCGGACACGTTGTAATGGACTTGATCGTCCTTGATGGTAAACGGCGTGTCCATGTCCATGCCAGCTGGCGCAAAGGGTTGGAATGTGTAAAACACGATCGGCTGCCTTGTTGTAGCGAGCCGTGCCAGACTGGATTCGGGCATGTAATAATCGACGTCGATACCGACAATAACGGAATTGTCGGGCACATCGTCGAAACGACGGCGGGTGTGGAG